GGCTAGGCAGACCATATTGAGAACGGTTCCCATTAAGCTGCGACACGCCGTGCCGGTTTGACTTGGGTGACGTGTTGTGCTACGCAGAAGTGCGCGTGGTGAAACGGTGCGGTTTGGGCGTGTCGTGTTTTGTGGTGTGGTATTATATGAGTATCAAGTTAAGGAAAGGAAAAAATAAAATGTCGAATTATAAATCTAGAGAATTTTACGAAAAAATGTTTATCGCATATATTGATGAATGCGGGCTTGATTCGAATATGTGGAATTACTGTAAAGCCGGTTTGATTCTTTTCAATATCGCTAAGGGACATAATTTTGAGTGGCCTACTGCGTTCGATGATTTACCTAAGGGTCAAATGTCGGCTATTGTACGGGATACGGTATGGAAGTATTAAAACAAGGGGGTATTAAAATGAGTTTCATGAATATTGAAGCATTGTCTAATTCAATTGATTTTAACGTGAATAGTATTTACGATGTGCTTGTGTATTTTGTCGATATTGCGTCTGATTGCTTGATAGAAACTCGGTTTGTCGATTGCATTGACGCATACGGGCTTAGGGATGTACTTGACGATGGCGTGTTTTACGTTCCGGGTACGGTATGTTTGGGATATCGTATCAATCGATGATTACGAAAGGGTTTTTTGTAATGATTAAGAACGATAAGAAAATTGCCACGTTTCATTCTTCGTTTAAAGATGGCGATATTGAACTGTGGTATTGTTCATGTTCATTTCGTAATGTGTATGAATTGCGGTATAATATTAGTTTTTATACGCCGGATGGATTAAAGGACGCAGTATCTTTACGCACATATAATACGAATGATTGTGCACAGACGCTCAGTGATGCTATTGCATTGGCTAATACACCTTTGTTAGAGAGGGATTGACCATGTTTTGCAAACGTAATGCTTGCGATTTCATTAAAGCGCACAGGTGCCGTGGTAAGCGTCGTATTAAGACGGTTGACATGAGTACGAAGTGGTTTAAATGTGATTCGTACGTGTCCGATTATGCGTTTGTGCATTGTCGTGATATGATTGATTTGATGCGGCGGGGAGCGTGGGAGGGGTGAGGTGATGGCCTATTAGCTCAGTGGTTAGAGCGGCATCCTTATAAGATGTGCGCGCCGGGTTCAATTCCCGGATAGGCCACGCGATCGTGGTATATTGGGTCATGGCATGTCGTTCGATGTGTCATGACCTTTTTTTATTTGTGAGGTGTTTTTGATGGATGTTAGTTCGATTGTGACCGTTGTCGGGAGCGTGGGTTTTCCGATTGTCGCGTGTTGCGGAATGGCGTGGTTTATCGCTACTACATTCAGTGATTTTAATGATTTGATGACTAAGAACAATGTGCTGACTGAAGAACTTATTGCATTGCTCAAGAATGATAAGGGGGATAGTGGTGATACGAATGTGGCGTAGCGTGTTGGCATGCGTATGCGCGTTGTCATTGCTTTTTGTGCCATCTGCAAGCGCGGATATGCGGGGTGTGGATGTGAGCAATTGGCAGTGTGACATTGACACGGCGGCGGTGGATGCTGATTTCGTTGTGGCGGGTGCCACATGGGGTGTCGGTGGTTTCAACAACATGTGTTTGACCAATGGCGTGAATCAGGCCGCAAACTATCAGCTCGGGCGCGCAACGAATAGCGGCAAAAGTATCGGCGTGTACCATTACGCAATGGGGCGCGACGCGAACGCGGAAGCTGACTTTTTCGTAGATAATGTGCGCGGATACGTCGGTAACGCGGTACTTGTTTTGGACTGGGAATCTCAGGATAATTCGCAGTTTGGTAATGGCGCGTGGATTGAAACGTGGGTGCGACATGTGCATGACCGTACTCGGGTGTGGCCGATTGTTTATGTTCAGGCATCCGCGTTGGGTCAGCTTACATCGTTTGTGCGGGAGCATTGCGGTGTGTGGGTCGCACAGTATGCGTCAATGGCTGCGACTGGCTATCAGGAAGTGCCGTGGTTGTATGGTGCGTATGGTGAAGCCATGCGGCAGTACACGTCGAACGGTTATGTGTCGGGATATGCCGGACGATTGGACTTGAATTATTTCAGGGGCGAACGATGGCAGTGGGATGCATACGCGCGTGGCGACGGCGCGAATGTGTCCGCACCGGAAACGGATGCCGGTGGGAATGTGTCGCAGTCGGCTTGCGTGGTTGTCGCGTCCGGTGACACGTTGTCGGCTATCGCTGCGCGTACTGGACTGTTGCCGTGGCAGTCGTGGTATGGATACGCGTCCGGGAACCCGTCCGTTATTTATCCGGGGGAAACCGTGTGTTACGGCGGTGGTACGGTTGCGCAGCCGGATACGGCGCGTACGCATGTGGTTGTGTCCGGTGAGTCTTTGTGGTCGATTTTCGGTGGTGATTGGGCACGGGTTGCCGGGCTTAATGGCTTGTCTAATCCGAGTTTGATTTATCCGGGTCAGATTTTGCGTTATTGAGAATCAATGTCAATAATCGGCGTGTCGCTTTTTGCGCACGCCGATTTTTTGTGTTATAAATAGTTATGTCGCCAAAATGGTTGACATAAATAGATACAAAGGATAATAAACATGCGAAAGATTCGTAAGGTAATCGCTGACAGCACCATAAGTTATTATGATAGGGACGGTGTTGCACAGACGTTCCACACCACCGGAAACGTTCGTACCGTTGAAATGGCCATCAAAACGCTTATGGACGCCGGTATCGTCAACGTGTTGATTGATGATATTACGGTCAATAAAACCGTGTACGTGATGGACGCTGATACGTTCATCGAACATGCCGAATGTGTTGCGGTTGACGTAACCGGTACCGATATCGACAATGATAACGACAACGATATTGAATTCTGAAAGGAACTGAAATGAACGAAGAAAACGAACAGATGAACGACATCACCGTGAATGAAACCGCACAGAACACCGCTGACAACTATCGTTATATTTGCACGATGGATAACAGCACGTTTGAAGGAAAACGCGCCATCGTCAATGCCCGTAACAGCGCGTTGTCGCTAAACGAACACGGGGCGGAACCATTGACGGTTATCGGCGCTTATATCGCGCCGGGCGTCCGTGCTCAGACCGGGCAGAAATGCGCAAACGTCTATCTTTTCGGAAAGGACGGTAAGACGTATTTCAGTCAGTCACAGGGCATCTACCGAAGCGTGCTGGATATCTACGACATGTTCCCCGATTTCAACGCGCCGGACGGCATCACCATAGCAGTCAAGCGGACCGCACTTGGTGGCGGACGTTCCACGAAATCGCTTGAAATCAAGTAGTTCGGAATGAAACAAAAGTGCCATAAATTGTTATGGCACTTTTTTTATAAGGTGGTGAACATGTCTAGAGCGCATAAACAAGCGGACGTATTGACCGCGAAACGCAAGCGCGTACGTCGTACGATAAACAGTCTGAAAAAAAGCATTACCGACACCATGCCCGAAAGTGAAGCACATGCACGACGTGTTTACATCCAGCGACTTGAAACGCAGCTGAAAAACACATATGTAGGCCGCACCCGCAACGCTGCCATGCGTGACGAATTGTATCAGCGCGCCAATGAAAAAGCCGACGCGCTGATTCGACAAACCGAAGACGTGCGCGGCGGCAAAGGACGCGCGAAAGAACGCGCACGCTCATTTAATATCTTTCGCAATGAAATGCGAATGGCGTCCAAGGGGCTACCGAGCGCGCTAGGCGATGACCTAAGTCGTGAAAAAGTCAAGATATTTTGGCGATACACACAAAACGTATGGCAGCGCCCCGACGTTGCCCCGAACAAACGGTTAGAAGCCATCATGAAAGCATATGACACCGATTCGCTCAGTGAACTGTTTGATACTATCATGTCACGAAACGAAAAGGCGTTGCAATACGCAAAACGCATGAAAATGCACGCGGGCGAATTGGAAGACGATACGGACGTAGATGGCGGTAGCCCGATATGGCTCATGTTGGTCACACCTGACGTAATACGATGATGAAAGAACGCAAGGATTTTCGGATAGCGGCAATATTCGACACCGAAACAACGAACATCGGCACGGGTGCCGAAACGCGCGCATACCCGATATTGTACATTTTTAACGATTTGCGTGACACGTCATTGGAATCGTACACCCCCGATACGGACGATGTACGATTTTACCGGCGCACGTCCGAAGCGCTATCGTACATTGATAATATTATTGAATACGGGCGTACGCACGGTTATGTTCCAATAATCGCGGCATATAACCTTATGTTCGACATGCAAACTCTCATGTTGGAATTGGCGCAGTCGTATACGATTACCGCTAATGCGCAGACGGCAACTAGCGTGTATACGCTTGATTTGTATATAGGTAATGATGTGGTGTGCCGTTTTTGGGATACGTTTTATCTCGAAATGGGCGGACTTCGTGCAATGGGTGAAACATGCGGCTTGCCGAAAGCGGTAGGCGACTGGGATTACACGCTTCCGCGCACACCCGAAACGGCACTGACTGAGGAAGAACTGTTTTACGCGCGTCGTGATGTGCAAGTGATACCCCAATATCTGCAATGGCTGCTACGCGCGAACCATTGGCTTACGCCGGACATGCTGGGTTGCCGTGTGCTTACCAAGACGTCACTTGTGCGGCAGATGGCGCGTCGTGAGATTGGCGGGCGACGTATCACGTTGCAGAGCGGTAAGCAGATGACGCTTCAACGTGCGTTTGAGTTGACTTGCGATCAAGAGTTTCCGAAAAACTATGAGTCCTATGCCTTGCGCAAGTCGTGTTTCCGTGGCGGATTGACGTTTACGAGTGCGAAAACCGCTAGCGTTGTTGTGGATAATGTTGCGTCCTTGGATGTAACGTCAATGCATCATGCTTTTATCAATGGCCGTCGATTGCCGGTTAAGTTTGCGCCTATACCGTCTGATATTTTGCAAGTGGCGTGTGAACGTATCGTTAACACGCAGCTTGAAGACGTATTGACGAATTATAGTGACCCGTTCCGTACGGGTGTACATGCGGCAGTAAGATTTACGAACCTCAGATTACGTAAAAACACATGTTTCGATGTATGGGGTATTGCAATCTGCCCGCGCTCAAAATTCGTAAAGACGTTGCAAGCGGATACGGATTATGCCAATAACGAGCGTGCGAAAACACAGGAAAACAGCATTAGGGCGCATGGTTACGTTGATACCGCCGTTAATGCGACATACGCTTTCGGAAAACTGTATTCTGCGGATGAATGCATATTACACGTCAACGAGATTGAATTATGGAACGTGGCGCAAGTATATGAGTACGATGAAATGCACGTCTTATATGGGGAGGGTACCACTAAGACAATCATTCCGCCTGATTACGTGACATTGCAATCTAATATGCTTTTCGCTCGAAAAACCGATGTGAAAAACCTGATTAAACATTATCATGAGGGGACGGCGTATACGGAAAAAATACCCGATTCGATACCTGAGGGCATCGCGCGCGACGCTAAGACGGGCACGTTAAGCATGAAATTTTTGCAATCATACTACGGTAGCACAGTTAAAGGCCAATTCAACGGGATTTACGGCACTCAGGCACAAGATGTCATGAAAGCCGATTATCGCGTGACGGAAACCGGCGAACTTGAAGTCGATAAAACCACGGTTTGCACTCCCGAGAATTTTGCGAAAAAACGTCCGAAAACACCACGCGTGCTCTACACTTACGGTATGCGAATCGTTGCGGGCAGCAGAATGCACTTGCTGATAGCCATGATGCTGCTATATCGGCATTTCGGTAATCGCGTCACGGTCACGGGCGGCGATACCGATAGTCTGAAAATCAGTTGCGCCAATGACGTGTCTGATATGGAACTGTTGAAAGCGCTCGAACCATTGCACACCGCGATAGAAAACGCTATCAACATTACCGTGCGACGGGTCAGAGACACCGCGCCCGACATGGCGTCTACGCTGGAACATATCGGAAAATTTGAAGTGGAGGATTGCGGCGGTACAACTCGGTATGCTGAGCATATGGAATTGTGGAATAAAGCACGTGTCAGTTTGGACAAGAACGGACGCGTACATGTCACTTGTGCCGGACTCCCGCGACCGGACGGCATGTACACCATAGAAGATTTTATTGCCGATGTTATGCGTACGGGGCACGGTTTCGCGGAAACCGTACAAATGTCGCTCGGTTATGATGTGTTGGTCGATTATGACATATGCCATACGTTGCAACGCAACCGACCGCATGTATGGGATACATACGTCGGCACCGTCACCGACTATCAGGGCGCGACATATCATGTCGATGCGCCCGAAGCTATCGCGTTGTATCCGTCCGGTAGATGGCTGGGTGAATCGGACAAACAGACAAACGGCGAGAATCTGACATACATACGAAACACGTATAATCGAAATGTGGAAACAATGCCCCGCGAACTTATTATGCGGGACGGTAAACCTATGATTGTGAGTATTGATGGCGAAATATTATTATGAACGGCTTAGAACACAGATATTGCCGCGCGACGCTGACGTGAATCTTATAATAGGCGCACGCGGACTCGGTAAAACGTACGGCGTACGTCGGTATATGCTGGAGGATTATATTAAAAACAATATCTGTTTTGTTGAGGTCACACGGTATCGAGAAGAAACTAACGACGTGGCGGCAAAATATTTTGACAGAATAATAGAAGATAATATTTTCCCCGACTACGATTTTAGAGTGCATAACAAGATAGCTGAAATACGTCGTAACGGTGATAAAAAATGGCGGACATGTGGCTATTTCATCCCATTATCATTACAGCAGCAGAAGAAAAAAAGCACATATGTTAATGTACGTAATATTTGCATGGATGAAATTATTATAGACCCTGACGATGTGTATCATCATTATTTGCGTAACGAATATGAACAATTGGCTAACCTTGTAGATACCGTCACGCGTGAACGCGCCGACGATAACAAGCTGCGTAAGCCGCGAATCTTTTTACTAGGCAACGCGTGCGACGCATATAATCCGTATTTCAAACATTACAACGTACCCTTGGAGCCTGAGTTTGGCTTGCAATGGCTTGATGGTAAGACGTGTATTTTCGATTATGTTGAAGATGATAAATACGCTGAACAGAAAACAAAAAACACCGTTGCGGGACGCATGATGAAAAATAACGATGGTGTCACCGCAAAAAACAAATTCAAACATCATAATACTGATTTTATTGAAAAACCACACAACCACGTTAAACTTACTTATGTCTTCCGTTGGTTGCGGCGTGAATACGGCGTTTATGTTGATTTACGTTGTGGCTACGTTTTCACATCATCAAAATATGACGCGGGCACGCATGTGCCGTATTTCGCAATTACGACGGATGATAACAAACTTAATTATCTTACGGCAAATGTTGCAAAAGACTTGATTAGGAATCTTACGTCATATTACGCGTTAGGCTATTTACGCTACGATACGGTGGAAACGCAACACGCCGTAATTGCAATGCTTAGAAATTTCGGCGTAAAATAAACACGGCATACACGAGGTGTTACAGTGAGAATGTTAAAACATTATCGTTGATAACCACGGTTGACTCCGCCAATGATATGGCCGTGAGGGAAAAGCGCGCCGTTCGTCGCTGTGAATCATGTCGTAAGTGTGCTATTCTTAAGTCGTGCCGGTTCGGTATTCGTTCGCCGGCACGACTTTTTCATATATGAAAGGAAAAAATAATGGATGACGAAACCCCTGAGGAAAGGGACACCGCCGAACGCGATGACCTCACCCCCGACGAAGCGCACCGTGCGGGCGAGTTCGATGATCTTCGGGACATGCTCACGTCGATAACCGATAAACTCAATGATGTTATCGAACATATCGGCGCAATCGACGAACGCATCGATGGCATCTATGACAAGTTCGCCGATTCTGTGTCTCAGATGGTCGAAAACGGTGCGATCGTCCGCGAAGACGATGCGGCGGCCGCCATAGCCGAAGCCGCAGCCGACGACCTTGAAAACCTTGATTACACGCTCTGAGACAAATAACGGATAGGAGATATTTATTATGGCTGTAGACAACGCGACTATTTTGGATAAGGTGCGACTCAAGGGCACTGACGATTATCAACAGCGTGTGCCGAGCGCCACGCAAACCGGTGTAGCCAACACCACGCGATACCTGTTCGACCCCATGAATCGTCAGTATTTGAATGATTGTGTTTGGAGCATGGTCAACCGCATTGGCCTTACCGTGATGGCGCAGAACGAACCTTTCAAGAACATGTTGTCGGTATTCAAAAAAGAGAATCTCTACTGGGGGTCGACTGTACAGGAGATCGCCGTCAAGTGGATTAAGGCGCACGGCTACAAGGACGATGCCGAAGACCTGCTGAAGATGCACCGCCCCGAAGCCGCCGTATGGTTCTACGAAATGAATCGCAAAGACCAGTACCCTATTTCGTGGACTGACGACGAACTGCGTCAGGCTTTCGTGGACGACTTCGGACTGAACAGGTTCATCGCGCAGATTATGGAAACACCGCGCAACAGTGATGAATATGATGAGATGAACATCATGCTCGCCCTGATCAACCATTACGAGCAGAATCTTGGTTTCTACAAGGTGCATCTCGATGCGGCACCGACCGACGAAGCGTCGGCCAAGACGTTGCTCAAGGCGTTGCGTGCGACCGCCGGGCGCATGCGTTTTCCGAGCACCCAGTACAACGCGCTTAACGTTCACGATATTCCGGCGTATGCTAATCCGCAGCAGATGGTGCTGCTTATCGAGCCGGAATATCTCGCATCGCTTGACGTCGATGCGCTTTCCGCGGTGTTCCAGCTGGATAAGGCCGACGTACCGTATCGCATCATTCAAGTGCCGACCCTTGGCATTCCCGGCGCGGTGGCATTGCTTGTATCCACTGACTGGTATCAGGTGCGGGATACGCTGTATGGCACCACGCAGTTCTATAATCCTCAGACGCTCTCGAACACGATGTATCTCAACCACTGGGGAATCTACGGCGTGTCCCCGTTCACACCGTGCGCATTGTTCACCACCGACGCAGGCACAAGCATTAACGTTGTCACGCAGACTGTCACCGGTTTCACGCTAACGGCTGATTCCGATAACGCTAAACCGGGCGACGTGATTCAACTGCACCCGAAACTTACCGCGACAATTACCCCTACAGGCACCGCCGTTGAAGTTGCACCGAATACCGCGACTTACGAAGTAACTGCTTCGGTCACTAAGGGCGAGACTACTACCACTGTGCCATTGAATGTCAACACTTTTGTTGACGATCAAGCGCGTTTGCATATACAGCGTGACGGTTTGCCGAAGAATACCATAATTAAGGTTGATGGCATAGCGACGTATATTAATCCGAACGGCGCAACCAGTACGTATAGCGCTTATCATACTATAAGCATTTCGCCCGCTAACGATGTAGCGAGTGGCAGTGTGCCCCCCAAGGCAAATACGCCGTCCGTGGCAAAGGCACCGACTGTGGCAAAGGCACCGACCGTGGCTGAAGCGCCGACCGCTGAAAAGTAAAACGGCCTGATAGAATCGGGGATACCGGAAAAACCGGTATCCCCGATTTTGCATATGAAAGAGGCATCAAAATGAAATTCCCGCACTTGGACGGCGCGACCCCGTTCCCCGGTGCCGATGCGCACGTGTATGAGCAGTACGTCAACACATACGATTATCACATGTGGACGCCGAACACCAAGATAAAGCTGTGCCGTGTGAAGTGGCGCGACGACGGGCGCGACGCGGTGAAATTCAAGGACGATGCGACGCGTGATGCATGGTTTGACGCGCTGGAAGGCGAAGCCGTGACGCTCGATACCAGTATGTATATCGCACGCGCGGACACGGACGGCGTGAAGATACCCGTGCCGTACATGACCGCGCAACGCTACAACTACCTTACAGTGGACTTCAGCGCGGACATTATGCAATCGCCGTTGCAACAGATCGATTGTCAGACACGATATCATTACTTCGTCACGCGTATCACGGCGGAAGCGCCGAACACGACCACGCTCGTATTGCAACGCGACGTTTGGATGGACTATATCACCACGACGACGATAAACGGGCTGTTGCTGTCACGAGGACACGCACCGCTTACCGAGACGACACCGGCGAAACTTTTGGCTAATCCGCGCGAAAATTGCCGTGATTTTACGTTGCCCGACGTTGATTATGGCAACATGGCGGCGAATATCAGGAAAAGCACACCGTATAACTTGCAGACGGGTGCAAGATACATCTGTTTGGCCGCGACGTTTTCACCCGATCAATTGCAAGCCATGAGCGGTGTACGCGGCACGAACATCACGGACAGTGACCCGTCGTACACCAACAATGACGGGACCGTTAGCGGTTTCGCGTGGGGTGCCGGAAACGTTTCCACGTCAAACGTTATCGGTGCGGGCACCGCCTATAATTCAGTCGATAATCTCACGGCAAGCAACGTAAGCATGTATGCGCTCGAATCGTCCAAAATCTCGGGCGATTATTTCGATGTGCTTTTTGCATATTATCCACACATCATGTCGCAGATTACAGCGGTGTTCGTAGCCACCGCAAACATGATGCGACTTGGTAACGCTATCAGTGTGAATGGCGTCGAATGGCATACGGTCAGCGGCGCACGGGCAAAACTATCCGATATTGATTTAACTATCGACGATTTCGGCTACGCTAGTGAATACAAACAAATAACACGACTATATCTTGCGCCCTACGCGCACTTAGAGGTTTCCGACAATATCGGAAACAAAAACCGTGTGGAAATAGCGGACTGCGGACACCTCTCGATACAGACGATCACATCACTTAGCTATCCGATATTGCGTCAAATCGCATGGCTTGACGGTATCGGTAGCGACGGTGACACGTCAATTAGCATTAACGCCATCAACGGAACTAGCATTACAGCCGACGTGCCGAACGCGGACGTGCTCAAAACACTCATATCGCACGACATACCGACATACGCGCTGCAACGTCGCGCGATAGACGCGCACCGCGCCGACGCATACAATCGAGAAGTCGCGCAAGCGCGTGAAAACGCCATTGTATCGTACGAAAACGGCGCACGTTCGGCTAACGTTGCATTGAGCAACACTAACCGAAGCAATGCGAACAGTATCGCTAACACGAATCTGACGAACGCGCTTAATTCCACCGTCACGGCCAATTCCAATAATGCGTCTAACGCAATCTACAAAAACAACGTAACACAGCAAAATTTGCTACTTAGTGCATCTAACAACAAAATCGACGAAATGAATACGGCTAGCTTAGATTTGACAACGCAACTCGTAAACACGGAAATTACGGCGAGTGCGATTGGTACCGTCACTGCGGCAATAGGCGCGATAGGCACGGCGGCAACCGGCATAGCGGTGACGGCGGCGACGGGCGGCGCGGCGGCACCGATGGTCGCGGCGGGGTTAGGCGCAGCCGGAAGCATAGGTTTGTCAGGCGCGAGTTTCGCCACCGGCGCATCCAAGACAGCGGCGGAAGCCGCTTACAAGCAAGCGTACAATGATGCAGCAGCCTTCGCAGCGAAGAAATACAATGGTCAGGCGAACAGTGTCAGCATTGCGATGGCGGGCACGCAGAACATTCAAGCCACAACGCTTAACACCAACAACACGAACGCAAGCAACGCCACGAACAGCAGCGTTACGGCCAACAATGCGAACACATCGAATGCGAACGCGTCGGCGTCACGCAATCAGATCGTGGATAACGCGAAACGCGTCATGGTAAACACACGTTCCAATGTCAGCATGGCATGGCGCGACTTGCTCAACCACGCCGCGCAACCGGTGGGAGCATATGGCGGAGACAATTTCAGGCATGCCACGGGACTTGACACCATGACAGTTAAAATCGTCACCGAAGACAGTGGTGCGATAGCGGCGGCCGGTGACTACATGCTACGTTACGGAATCGCAAGCAACAAACTGTACAATAACCCGAATCTCACACCTTGCAGCCACTTTACGTATTGGCAAGCCGCCGACGTGTGGCTGACCAACAATCTCGCCGGAAACGACGCGCTCGATACGATACGTGAGCGATTGACCGACGGTGTTACAATTTGGAATGACCCCGACGAAATCGGCGGAAACTATCTCACCGCCAATCTCTAAAGTAGAAAAAAAGGAAAAGACATGGGACGCAAACGAACCAACAAGCAACCACCCACCCGCGCGGGACTTGGCGAAAAAGGTTTGCCGGTGTGGCAACAGTCGCAACAGATCAACTCGCAGGCGTATTTTACGGCATATTCGCAAATGCTCAATATCGCGTTATCGCGCTTCAAATGGCTTAACTTACCGAAGACGTGCAACGCGTGGTTTCTCGAATACAATCTGTTGTACTACGGTTATGCCACTATCGCATACCCACACAGTAAGCCGGGCATGTTCTTCTCCACGCAAGCCGTCGTCAACTCCAATTTTAATGTCTATTATCGACCGAAAAAATGGACTTCATACGGTATTAACGGCTGGCATTTCGACGTGGACAATTCCAATGGCGTATTCATCTACGCCAACAAGGCACGCACACCATTGGTGCCGACGCTCGAATTCTTCGCCCATGAGATAGAAGACTTGTACATGACGCGCCGTCAGAATCGTTTCCACCAAAAAACACCGTTTATTCTTGAGGTCCCCGCGGGCCAGCAAACGGCGGGCGTAAACGTCATAAAGCAAATCTCAGGCGGTGAAATGGCTATCATGGCGACACCGGGCTTCACCGATTCCATGAAAGCCAACGTGCTGAAAACCAACGTCGAATATATCGGCATGGAATTGCAGAACGACATACAGAACACTTGGAATGCGTTCTATCAGGCACTTGGCATTAAAAACCTTCCGCTGAAAATGGAACGACAAACCGCCGACGAAATAAACGACTACGGGGAGCCAACCGACCTACGCGCACTCAGCGAACTTGAAGAACGCCGAGCCGCGTGCGACATACTCAACACAAGATTCAGAAAATATCTCAAGAAACCGATACAGGTTGTATGGAACGAAGACAATGTTTCCCGCAACTACGCTTACTTGACAGACGTTGAAAGAATGAACGACAATGAACATACAGAATGACATAAACCATTATCAACCGTGTGAATCGCGCGACGATTTTCACGGCGTGATGACGTACACGTTCGGCGAACTGCTCGACGTGCCCGGCGGTGTTGACTGGAATAATGCCGCCTGGTCATGGCGGGACATTGCCTATGATGACACGCAATACGTGCGCTGCTGCAAGAAAATCGAAAACCGTTTCTATGACCGCGAACTGGGCGTGTTGCCCGCAAGCCGATGGAAACGGCATTTCCTACGATTGATAGCTGAAATAATGCCGACCCTGAAACCATTGTACGCGGCGGTTGACGGCAATTCCGGTGTCATGCTATCCGATATGGATACATGGCATAAAATGCGTACCGTGTTTTCCGATTTTCCCGCAACGCAGTTAGCCGAAAACCAAGACTACGCTAGCAACGCGACCGATAATCAATATGAGACGATTGCTAACGGTGATTTCATGGATAAAGTCAATCGCATTCGCAACGGCGATTACGTTGATATTGACGTGCTGTTACTTGAACATCTTGAAACATGTTTCAGCCCATTATGGACGGTAAACATAAACAACTATTGAAAGGATAATATACATGTTTCCACTGCTGCCGTTTTTCTCGGTATGGCCGTACACGCCCGCCATACCCGCGTTCTATTGGAACGCAAAAAGTCAAGAGGAAATCATAAAGCACATTGCATGTGAAATCGACCACATAACGGCATATCTTGACGAAATCGTGACTGATATTAACAAAACATTGAACGACTACGATACAAGAATAAAAAACATTGAAGCGAACATAAACGATTACGCCGTTGCCATAGCGCGACTGCAAGAACAAATCGACCACATAGGAAACACACAGCTAATATGGAATGTCACGAAAGGCGAATACACTGACAGTAAAACCGCGCTACGCGATTTGTACCGCGAACTAGCGGTGTACGGCGCACGAGTCACGCAAATAGCCGATATCAACACCGGCGAACTAGCCGAACACCGAACCGACGAAACGGCAGCAATCGGCAATCTTACCATATTCAACGACACAACACCACGTGTCACTAATCCAACCACCGGCGATAAATACCCGCCACTCTCATAAAGAAGGAGTATCATGGTTAATACCACAAATTACGAGCTGGAAAAATACGAGCCGGAAAATTCCGCAAATCTACTTGACCAATACAATGCGTCAATGGATAAAATCGATACAGCCATAAAAGGCGTCAGCGATAAAGCGGACTTAGCGCTAAACAATAACGTACTACCGGCTGGCCTAGCCGTATTCATAAAAGCACTAGGTCTAAACGCGTCTAACGCGCAAACACTCGGAATCACTCTCAACCACATATTAAACCGCACCGGCACGGAAGCTTTCAACGTTACCGACCTCTCCAAACTCAAAAAAACCGCAGAGGGCTACCCGATTCCGCCGACCAAGTAAGGGCATACCATCATGGCAACAGAAACACCGTTCTATCATCTGCCACTATACGAAACAGGAGACCTAGCCGACCTACGCGACGGATACAACGCCGCAATGCGCACCCTAGACCGCGTAATACATCAACTAAAAGTACAAGAAGAAATAAATCACCCGACAAACCTCAGGAAGGACAACTAACATGACCGATTATACAACTAACTTCAATCTCGAAAAATATCAAACCGGCGACGCGGCCAACCTCAATGACCAATACAATGCGTCAATGGATATTATCGACGATAACATGTACAAAATCAACACTAACGCAAACACCGCCGGCGGTAAAGCCACGCAAGCGCTCGAAACCGCACAAAACAACACCAAAAATCTCACAGCGTTAGGCGTAACCGACACCGCAACCGCGACACAGCTCAAAAACAAAATAGACAACACAGCCGAAACAGCACAAAACAACACCAAAAATCTCACAGCATTAGGCGTAACCGATACCGAAACCGCAACACAACTCAAAACCAAAATAAACAACACAGCCGAAACAGCACAAAACAACAAATCAAACCTAAACGCGCTAGGCATAAACAATGTTGATGACGCAACCAACCTCAAAAATAAAATAAACAAAAACACTCAAGATATTAGCGCAATCAACACCACCATAAGCAACTACAAATACAATAGCGGATATATGGTAACGTTCGGTGACTCTTACGCAGACTCAACCACACCACAAAACACATGGCCGTATTGGTTACACCAATACATCCCAACACTGACACTCAAAAACTACGCCGTCAGCGGTGCCGGTTTCAATGTGGATACGCGAACATTCATAAATCAAATAAACACCGCAAACACAGACAGCACACTAGACAAAAACAAAGTAAAACTAGCAGTGCTAGCCGGTGGACGAAACGACATACTGAACTACAATAACGCTAAGACAAAAATACAGGAATGCGTAAACCGAATGATAACCATTTTCCCGAACGCACGAATCATAATAGCACCAATGTTATATGATGCTGGTTTCATAGACGCCAACGGAAGAGAGAAACTAGCCGGACTCACAAACGGTTCCGAAGCAATCACCACTCACACGCCAAACGCCGAAACACTAAAATTCGCTTACCTATGGCTAAAAGGCGAAACAAGCTCAATCGGCTCAGACAAAATACACCCAAACCAATTAGGCGCACAGACCATAGCAAAATACATATATGATGGCGCATACGACAATTACAAACCACGACAAGCCATGATAGATACCGTCTTCGGTGACGCAAAAGGCTTCATAACCCTACAAAACGGCATAGTGACATACGACATAGCCGGAACCGTACCGAACATAGGTGAAGGCAACGGACGTGACCTACCCGGTTGGGCTGCTACATGGCATAACGTATGGGTATGGGGCGTAAGCGCGGGTAACACAACCACGCCACGCCTATACCAATTCCTAGGCACCAAAGTAAGCATGATGAACTACACCGGCCAAACGGGCAACATGAGCGTACACGCCACATGGACAGCATAAAACAAATATAAAAATAATAAGCCGGTTGATAACACTATCAACCGGCTTATTTTATATCAATCATCGAAAATGCAATCAACAA